TTGGCTTTTCCAGCAGCTAATTTAGGCTCAACATCTTTTACTTCCTTCTTCTCTTTCTTTTTGAAGGCTTTGTTAGTAGCCATTTGCTCACCTGTGCCAGGAGTAAAAGTAGCACCTCCAAAATTAGTAGCGCTAGTCTCTTGACGAAGCTTCTGTGTAGCAAACTGGGTATTAAACTTCTTATTCACTATTATCCTTTTTTAAGCTCGTCGATTAGATCGAAATATTGTAGGATTCCAGTTATAACCTCGTCTTTTATAGATTGATTTTCTTTGATTGGACTAATGAACTTGATCACCTCTTCTAGTTTGATCTTAACCACAGCATCAGTAGAAGTCTCTTTAAGTTCAGTAAGCTCGGTCTTGATTTGATCTAATTGACCATTAAGATATAGCTTAAGGTTTTTTGTGTCTGAAATATTAGTGATATACTCTTTCAGTACTTCTTTTTGTCTTTCAGACATGCCTTGGTATTTGTTGTTAAACTTCTCAACCAATATCTTGTAGGCAAGTAGACGAATCTCCTTGTCTTCTTTCATAAACTCTTCTACTATAGATTTAGGAGCTCTAGAGTTAGTAAGATCTTTTGCTGTTAAATGCTCAAGTAGAGTTATCTTATTTAAAATAAGCTGTTTAGTGTCGACTGATTTTGTATTCTGGCTCTCAAATATAGTATAGATAGAAGCAAAAGGCTTGTAGTTATCGACTTTAGCCTTGAAGAAATTGTCTAGATCGTAAGTCTTCTTGATCTCTTTGATCAAGTTATACTTAAGTTTAGATATCTTTTCAAGGTCTAACTTCTTGTACTGCTCAACAATAGTTGAAATTAAAATCTCGGCTTTAGCCTCATTTAGCTTTGGACTAGCTGAAAAAGTGCTGTAAAGACTGTATTCTTTTCCTAATTCTGTATTGGTGAAATACTTTTTTAAGATTTTAACTGCCTTTGAATCCTGATTGTTCAGAAGATCCGACGTCGTCTGTCTAACTAGCAGTTCAAATAAAATACCGGTATTACGATATTTGCTGTGTTTAATTGCCATAATTTTTTTACAAGTCGACTAGTAATAAATATCTATATATTAATCTAAACCCTCTTTAATATTGTCTTCACTTAGAAGATCTGACTCCTCAAATAGGTTAACTTTACGGCCTTTTTTCTTACTGAACATAGCATCTAACATGTTCTTGTTCTTTAAGAACTCACCCATTGTAGACTCAAGTGCTAATGGGCTACCTCCTTTATAGTTAGGCTTCATGTTATTTTCACCAGTCTCAGCGTCTTTACTATAGGCTGCGGCTCCTAGAGGATCACGACCAAAGGCAGAACCATCAGTTGAAATGATAGAAGTCTGTGTTTTAGGGCGTCCTGGTCCAGTTTGCTTCTCATCATATCCTTGTGGTACATTCAAGACAGAGTCTTCTTTTCCACCATACAAGCTAGCTATCTGGTGAGGTGTACCGTAAGCTTGGCCAGATTCTGCAGGGTCATTTCCTTCTTCTTGGATCTGCGCATATCTGAACTCACGCTTCTTGTCTTCAACAATCATGTCTTCTAGCTCAGCATATTGGTCTTCTGAGAAGTGGAAGATCTTGTCATAGATAAAGTCACGAGGAAGCAGTGATCCTTCCATGGCTTGTTTAGCAAGGTCAATCTTCTCTTTGAAAAGAGCGATTCTTTCTTGATCGTAAATAATAGACGGATTAGTTAGTGACAATGTAAAGTTGGCTGCGTTCTCGTTAGTATAGCCATGAGAGTATAAATGCACAAGTGCAATCTTAGTCAACTCACTAATGATAATACGTTGTAGTCTTTCGATAGTTCTAGCAAAACGAATGTCTTCAGCGGCAAGTGTTGCTTTACCTGTAAGATCTTTTTCGTAGCCCATAAAAGCTTTAGGTATCTTAAGAGCCGCAAACAACTTTTCACGGAAGTAAGCAACGTCTTCAATACCATTATAGTCAAGGCCTTTTGCAGTATCAATCTTTGTAGAAGTATCATTTCCTCTAATAGGAATAAAGAAGTCTTCTAACAAGTTCTGCTGATTGTATTTTAAGTTATAGTTACCAGTATTAGGGTCAATAAGAGGTGTCTTCTTCATCTTATTGATCATGCGCTGCATGTAGTTATCAACTTCACCTGGAGGAATAGCTCCTACGTTTACGTAGAATATACGACGCTCAGGAGCACGAACAATACGGTGAATCAACATCGCATCTTCAATAAGCACATACTGCTTAAATAGTTTACGTGCTGGCTCAAGGTAAGATCTACCGTAAGGAAGATAGTTAACATCTCCAGTCAAACGGAAGTGCGCCATCTCATAGTTATCAAACCAAACACCAGTATCATTATTTTGTTGTCTACTGTACCCTGTAGATGAAGCTAATGTCGCATTAGGATCATATTTGAATCGAACCTCTTGTGGGTTTTGTGGGTTATATCCTTCTTCACGAATAATGTTGTAAGCAGAAAAAGGAATTACGTTATATACCCCGTACTTCTCAGCTATTTCAAGCTTGAGGTAGAAGTCACCGTACTTAGCCATATTACGAACCCAACTCCAAAGATTAAATTCAATATTAAGTACAGAATAAAAAAGGTTGTAGAGGAGTTTTTGAATATTTTCGTCAGACGATCTAATTTGAAGTACTTCACCTTGCTCATTTTTAAGTGTACATTCATCAGCTACAATGTCAAGTGCAGAACAACAGATAGCATCTGTATCCATGGCATCGTAGTCAGCATAGATTTGCACCCTTGCTGATTGATAGTTCTGTGCTAAGTTTAGGTTAACACCATACGCAGTTGATGTTGTATAAACTTTATTGAACCTATCAACTAATGAATTGGTTTGAATAACACCAGACCTTTGAATAGTGTCGGTGTCGATTACTTTTAACATGTCTCCACCTTCATTACGAATAATAACGTCTGTAGAAAACAAACGTCTTAAGGTCGAGAATAAGTTATCTTGTTTTTGTTGTTCTGCCATTTTATATTATATTAACCAAGTTAAATCCTGTGCTTCTCCACCTTGTGGGGTATTTATGTTCATACTCCACGGGTTTTGATTATACTGATTGTTTGCATTATAAGCAATACTAGTGTCTTGTGTTCTAGTAAAGCTGTTTAATGCAGCGTATGTCAAGCTTTCTGCTGTCTTTCTATACCTAAGGCTTGTCTCTCTTAAATAAGCTCCGATAGCAAAACTCATGACAAGGTCATCATTATAACTCTGCATCGCTTGCGCTTTGCCATTTTTCCAAATGAAGACCCTTAGTTCTTCAAGTAGCCTGATTGATCTAATAGTGGCCACTTTATTCTCTAAGAAATCTCTCATCTTCTCTACAGCGAGTGGTCTAGTTTTCTCTGTCATTGAGAAGCCAGGCACCAACCCAGTCTGCGTATTAAACCTATCCACATATTTAGTAAAGTCCATTGACTGGTCTTGTTTGTAACTATAGTGGATGTTTGTGTAACCTCTTTCTATTACTGTTTGTATAACGTCCCAACCAATGTTTGCATTTTCAACAACTAGTAGTGCGTTATTATATTCTGCGGCAGTGCTTAGTAGCACGTTCGCGTATTCTCTCGTATCAATTTGTGACTTGAACTCAGCAACTTGTGTTACTGTTTCCACGTCTATAACATGAAATGCAGAGTAGTCATTACCATCTCCTCTAGCTACGTCAGCTACAACTGCATAATACTTCATAGGATCAGGATACTCCCATATCCATAAAGCTTTATCAAGACCTCTTCTTTCAATTGGCTCAGAGATCATATTCTGTTCGTAGAACGTTAGAACTTCTGGCTCTATTACAGTATTACCAGAAGTTGCAAAGTCACAATCACACTCTTGAGCCGCATTTCTTTTACCTAATGTTCTATCTTGTTCGTCACGCCATGTTTGATCACGTTCTGGGTGTACAGTCCAAGGTAGAGATATAGGTAAAAACCTGTTTTGTTGTTCTTGCGCTGCTAGATAAGTTTTGTGAAACCAGTTACCTACACCATTAGGAGTAGATAATGCTATACAACCACCACCAGTCGCAAGTGTTTGTTGAGCGGCTGTGAATATCTCTTCAATTCTATCGATAAACGCAGCCTCATCTATAACTAGTAGAGATACAGCTTCAGAACGTCCAGAGTCACCGGCTGCAGAAACAGCTTTTATCTGTGAACCATTCGCAAGCTTTAAGCTCAACCTATTATCTTCAGACGTTCCTATCTTAAGCCAAGTTGGTAAGTTCTGATAAGCAAACCTTACCTTTGTTACCATGTTCTTGGCAGTATCTTGCTTAGTAGCAATAACAAGAACGTTCTTATCTTTATTGAACAACATCAACCATAATGAATAAGCAGACACAAGAGTAGAAATACCTAACTGCCTTGACTTATTAATTACAGAATAGTCGTGCTTTTGAAACAGTTTTAAAACCTTCTCTTGAAACGGATAAAGATTAAAGAATTGTCTACCTTTTAAAGGGTGCTGGATCATATAGTACTTCTTCATGAAGTATACTGGGTCCGTTGCACATTTGACAAACTCCTCTTTAATCTTCTCTTTTATGCTCTGTTGTTCAGACATATCTTACTTTATGAGTATGCCAGCGGCTAAGCCTGCAACTCCGATTATAACCTTTTCAAACTTACCCATCTTGAGCTTCCAGTTCTTCTTACTAACTTCTTTCTTCAAACCATCGATTTGTATCTGATAGTTTTTAGCTTGCTCAACACGGTCTTTATCAATAGCTATATAGTTGTCTTCTTTCTTTCTTAGATCAATGATAATCTTGTCTTTGTTCTTAACTAGAGTGTCTAGACCTAAGATAGTGCTGTCTTGAAATTTAATTACCTCTTTACTAATACCAAGCTGTTTAACATCAACAACAATCTGCTTAGACACTTCTAAAGGAAGATGAGTTGTATCTTCACTTAAGCTAGCAAATTGTACTGGGTATTGAAACATAAAGAAGCTGTCTACTTGTGTAGGCTTATAAGCTAAAGCACCTTTAGCGTCTTTTAGATCATCTTTTAAAAGAGACACTTTATCTTTTAGACCATCAACACGATCAGTTAAGTACGTATTAGTCTCTTCAAGATATTGTATACCAGCTTCTAGACTGTCGTTCTCTTGTTTGATAGAATCGATTCTATTCTCTAAAGAGTCGATCTTGTGTTCGTATGGTTTAGTATCAAACTCTGGGCTACAGCCTTTTTGAATGAATATCCACCACAAAGCTACAATAGCAATAGCTATAAAGCCGATTTTAGTCCATTGGTTCTTCATCTGTGTCAGTTTCAGGTGTTTCAAGTTGTTGAATCTGCTGCTTTAATAGCTTGAGTTGATCTGGCATGTTACCTACTTCTTTCTTGTAGGCAGCCACATCTTTAAGTTTCAAAGAACCATCTGGTGCTTTAACAGCGTGTTTTGATAGTACCGCTTTTACTTTCTTTTGAAGTTCAGCGTATTGAGCCTTCTTCTTGTAAAGGTCTCTAAAATCCTTGTCGGTCTTCTTAAGGTCCGCCTTGGATGGTCCACTCTCGTCATCTCCAACATCTTCACGGATCTTGGAAATAATAGTGAGATTGTTCTCGGTTAAATATTTTTCTAAGTTAAATGACATATCCGCTCATTTACTTATAAATATTTATCATTCAACTAAATCGTCCTTATTTACAGTCAGGGCCTTACGGAAGGGTCTAGATAGCTCCAACCACTTGTCATAATCATATTTGATGCCAAAAATGAAGTATTCGTCTGATTTTCCTTCAGACTTAGGGTATTCTACTGCAGGCCCTTTTGTAGAGTGTGGTCTAACCACCCCTTTATCATCTTCATAGAGGTGGAATACAATCCCTTCAATAGTCCTTATAGTACGGTATAAATGGTCTTTTCTTGCCATAATTAGAGTTTATGGCTAAATATACAAAAAAAAGTTGAAACAAAAAAATTTATTTTTAGACGTTGAAATTAACACTCTGGTCTCCTACTACATCAACATCTATTGGAAGCTCAGTATTTCCTTGTTCTGTCAAGTCTTCTTCTTTTAATTTAGATGGGTCTATAATTCCTGAGAGTGCACTCCAATATCTGTAACGACCTGTTTTTTCTCCTTTTAACTTTTCACTAGTGCTCTTAAATCTTACTTGTATTCTAACTTGGTCTCCTACTTTATCAGAATAGTTATTATCTATCTTATGTAATTGAGGACTAGTAAAGTTTGCAGAAGTTGATAAAACGTGGGTTGCACAAGCTGGAGAACCCGCTCCGAACTTTTCACGGCCTGACATAGCTTCTTTAGTGAAGGCTATTTTGAACTCTTTACTTGAAGCAAACAATTGCTTAAGAAGTTCCATTGCCTTTTTATGAAGTGCTTCAGCTTTATTAATGTCAGCATCTTTACCTTTCTTAAGAGCGCCGCCAACAGTTCCAGTTTTAGTATATCCTACTTGTACAAACTGGCTAATTGTATTTTGTAACTCCTTATATAAAGGTAGTTTTTCTACTCCTGGTGCTGTTTTAATTGCTGCAGCTAAAGTAGCTTCTGATTCATTTTTACCAGCAGATAATAATTGTGCATTACCTGCTTTTACTGAGACTCTAGCAGATCCTAACATTACATCTGTTTTAGGTGTATTGTCAGTAGCTCCAAAGCTTTTCCAAAAGCTAGTAGTATTATAATCTCTTTGAAGTTTATAAGCAGATTTTCCTCTAAACGCCGCTTTATTTTCATTTATAGCTTTTAAAGCACCTTCATACATTGCTTTATCAGCTTTAATAGCTTTAACTGCTTCAGGAGTTAATTCACCTGTAATAAACATCTCTTCATCATCATTTGGCATAAACACATCATACCAAGCTAATACTAAAGCAAGTTCAAAGTTAGAAGCCCTTTTAGTATCAGCCTCTCTTAATATAGCTTCTAGTATTCTAGCTTCAGTTAACTCTTCTCCTCCTTCTTCACCTGCTGGTGGTTTTTCTGATGGAGGTGTTGGTCCTGCTTCTTCATCTGGGCCTCCTGCTGGAGCTTGTTCTGCACCTTCAGGCCCTTTAGTTTTTAGTGGGCTACCGAATCTTAACAGTCTAGAGATAGCAACCATGCATCTTTCTTTCTCACCAATTGCCATCAAATAATATCTCTTTCCTTCTACAGTGGCTTCATAAGCTTTTCCCATGAACTGTAAAAAGAATATCTGGCCATTATGAAGT